TGGATGCTAGCTGGTCGGGATGATGTATTGTTTCTAAAACAATTTAATTCTACTATAGGTCAATTCTCAGATGATGGAGTACGCTTTAATGCTGCTTATGGGTATAGAATGCGTAAGCATTTTGGATTTGACCAATTGAATGAGGTGATCAAGCATCTAAAAGAAGATCCTAACTCTCGTCAAGCGGTCATTCAACTTTGGGATTCAAGTGATTTCAATAAGAGTACTAAGGATAAAGCCTGTAATACTCAGTTAATCTTTGCTATCAATGATGGTCGTTTAGACATAACTATCAATAATAGGAGTAATGATTTCTGGTGGGGGGCATGTGGTGCAAATCCTGTTCACTTCTCTGTAATTCAAGAGTTTGTTGCTGTTGCACTTGAACTACCTGTCGGTCGGTATTATTCAATTTCAAATAATCTTCATCTTTATACTGAGTTATATAACGCGATGCCGTATATGGAGAACCCTCCAATTGCTGAGAATTTTGATCATTACTCAAGTGGGGTGGTACAACCTAGAAAGCTGTATGAGGGGTCATCTGAATTGTTCCTGCATGAGTGTGAGGAGTTCTGCAAAGATCCATTCAGTAATCAGGGATATATAAACGAATTCTTCACATATGTGGCTCATCCGATGGCGATGGTATCGCATGAGCGTAAGTATAAAATTAGTGACGGCAGAGCATGGGCAGACAAGATCATCGCTTCAGATTGGAAATTAGCAACGCATCTTTATATTGCAAACAGGGAGAAGAAAAATGTCAGCAAATGACAAGCAGGTGGGCGGTAGACATTATAAGGTAAATGGTGAGCAACATTGGGATAGAATCTATCGCTTATACGGTAGGGGCTACTTTGTCGGATGCGCTACTAAGTACCTAGAACGATATCATGAAAAGAATGGTCTAGAAGATTTAAACAAGTCTATTCATTTTATTGAGAAGTTAATTGAATTGGAGTACCCCACTTCTCTTGATGATTGTTCAGGTGAGCCAACTTCACGTTACATAAATCAAGACTAATGAGTACAATTGTTTTCGATATAGAACTTGCCCCTAATCTGTTTTTATTGATGGGTAAGATTCTTGAGAGCCAAACATATTTTGAGATCTGGGGGCAGGAGGAAGATGCTCGCATTCAACTCAAAGATCTATTCAAGTCTAAGAATACATTCATTAGCTTTAATGGTATGAGATTTGATATGCCTATCGTAAGTTACTTTATGGCGGGTAATTCAATCCTTGATTGTAAAAAGTTAGGCGATAAGATAATTGGTGATAATTTGATGGCTTGGGATGCTGAACGTCAATTTGGGTTTAAGATGCCTTTGATAGATCATATTGACTTAATAGAAGTCGCGCCTAGTTTTGTAAGCCTAAAGACATATGGTGCTCGTATGAACATGCCTACCCTTCAAGATTTACCTTTTCATCATTCTGCTATGATTGATCCAGCCGATCATAAGATGATTGCAGAGTATTGTAAGAATGACTTAGACACTACAGAAGAGCTTTACAATCGCCTGCAGGGGCAACTCCAGCTTAGAGTTGAGATTAGCAAGGAATACGGGTTTGATGCACGATCTAAATCTGACTCTCAAGTAGCTGAACAGATGTTCATCAAAAAGTTAGGGTTAAAGCGCGGTAATGTGCAGATTCCTAAATCAGTTCGATACATTACTCCCAGCTTTATCAATTTCAAAAATGAAGGCTTAAAGCAGCTGGTAAAACGGATGTCTGAGCACGTGTACGAGGTAAAGGCTACAAGTGGTCACGTGGTACTGCCTGACTTCTTGAAGGACGACCTCGTTAAGATAAACAGTGGTATCTACCAAATGGGTGTAGGTGGTTTACACTCGCAACATGATAGAAAGGTTTGCTATGTCACGGATGACACCTACCAGATTGTGGATTATGACGTATCTAGTTATTACCCCTCTATTTTGCTTAATTGTAATCTTGTTCCCGCTAATACTGGTAGCAGATTTATTGAGGAGTATCGTAAAGTCTTTGAGAGGCGGTTAGAGGGTAAACGTCAAAAGAACATGGTAATTGCAGATTCATTGCGGATTGCATTGAATGGTACATTCGGTAAAACTGCTAGTAAGTATTCTGTCTTGTATTCACCTGATGTCATGCTTAACATTGTCCTCACTGGGCAGTTAACTCTATTGAGCCTTATTGAAACTTTAGAAGATAACGGAGTTCAGGTTGTTTCTGCCAATACTGACGGCATAATGCTTAAACATAAAAGAAATGAAGTCACAAAGGTTCATGAGATCATAGCTCAATTTAGTAAATCAACAGGTTTTAGCTTTGAGTCAACTCCGTATAGAGTAGTAGCTCTTAAAGACGTTAATAATTACTTTGCAGTAAAGCAAGACCGCTCTGTAAAAATTAAAGGTATCTATAGTGAAATCAATCTCAGTAAGAACCCAACCGCACCTATAGTGTCTAAAGCAGTTGCCAATTGGTTGGCATACGGAACTGAGTTTAAAGAAACAGTTATGAACTCAGCATTAACGAACTTCATTAGCGTAAGAGGAGTAACAGGTGGTGGAGTGCAAGGGGATAAATACCTCGGTAGAACAGTTAGATGGTATCAAACAAAAGAAAAGTTACCTCCAATTACTTATGCAACAAACGGCAATAAAGTAGCAAAGACTGATGGAGCACGAGAGTGTATGGTATTACCTAAAAATATACCAACTGATTTGAACTATGACTGGTATTTTTCAGCTATAATGAAAACAATAAACGACATTGGCGCTACGCGCTTTTTATAATTGAAATAAAGACGGAAAGGAAAAAATGAATGATGAAATAGAACCTAGTGTCGTATGGGTAGTAGATAACTCCCAAGGTAAGACTATTAAAGATGCTGCTCGTTTTGGAGAAATTGAGCACGTATTTACTAATACGATTTATGATGATCCTGTGGCACATGCACGGGAAGCTCTAAAGGATTTTCAAGAAGGTGATTATCTCTGCATGATTGGGGATCCTAAGTTGTCGGCAGTGTGCGTTGGAGTATTAGCGCAAAATAGTCCTGGCCATGAGATTAAGTTGTTGCAGTTTGACAGCCGAACCTTTCAGTACTTTGCAGTTTATTTAAACTTTTAATAAAGGAAATAATATGAGTTTTATGGATGCCTTGATAAAAGGTAAGCAGGAACTTCCCCCTCGTATATGTATTTATGGGAATCATGGTATTGGAAAGAGTACGATTGCATCTCAATTTCCATCTCCAATTTTCATCAATACAGAAGATGGGTTAGATTCATTGGATGTAGTATCATTCCCCAGAGCTTCTGAAGTAAATAACGTCGTTGATAACATCAAGACTCTTCTAAAAGAAGATCATAAGTTTAAAACCCTCGTTATCGACTCGGTAGATTGGCTTGTTGAGCCTTTAATATCTAAAGATATTGAAGCCTCGTACGATGCTAAAGATCTAGGGTATGGTAAAAATCAGGTTTACGTAGCTGAGGCTTTCCGTGAGATTCTTCAGGGATTAGATGCTTTACGTCGTAAGCGTGGTATGAACATTGTTCTACTTGCACATGCTAACGTAGTGCGTTATGAGAATCCACTAACTGAGCCATATGATCGCTTTACACCTAAGTTACCTAACAGATGCAACGCTTTGTTACAGGAATGGTGTGACGTTATTGCATATGCTGGTTTTAAAGTGATTGTCAAAAAAGCTGATGTAGGTTTTAACAACACTGTAAATCGTGGAGTTACAACTGGTGAACGTCTTTTACATGTAACAGAAAGTCCAGCGTATATTGCAAAGAATCGTTATGCATGTCCTGACTCTTTTGAGATGACCATTGAGGAAATCTCTAAAAATATCCCTGTAATATCTTAATAACCTAAAGGAGCATTAAATGTCTAAATTCGGATTTGATTTAAATGACTACGTAGTAGAAGATCGCAATTTTGAACCTTTACCAAAAGGTGACTATGAATTAAAATGTACCGAGGCTGAAGAGAAAACAACAAAGAAAGGTGGTCAAATGATCGCTGCTACTTTTGAAGTGGTCTCTGGCAAAGCTGCGGGTCGTAAGATCTGGAACAATTTTAATATTCATAATGATTCAGAAAAGGCTCAAAAGATTGGTCGTGAGCAGGTTTCAGCTTGGGCACGCGCATGCGGTAAGCCAAATGCTAACTCTGTTGATGAATTGCTTGAGCGCCAATTCACAGCAGTCCTTGATATTGAAAAAGGTACTGAGGGTTATTCTGATAAAAACCGCATCATTGGTTATGCTTCAAAAGGAGATATAGCTCCAAAAGTAGCTCCAAAGAAAGATGCTATTGTTGATTTAGAAGAAGATATCCCAAAGAATACACCTAAAGAAGGTAAGAAAAAGAATCCTTGGGATTAACGGCTTATGGGGTTACCCTGACACTATTCAGCTCAAGTACTCTAAGACGAACGACTAAAAAGACTGAGTAACCCCACCAACTATGGGGCAAAAGCGGATGCATTAAAGTGTTAATCACGGATAACACTGGAGTGTGCAGCGAGTAGCCCCACCTAAATAAAGGAAATAGCATGGCAATAAAGAAACCAGCACCAATTATGATCCCCGCACAGGAGGATGAAATGGTGTCTGCAGTGTATACCGCTATAAAAGAGAGTAAAGCTGAGACAATGCGGTTGTCTAGGTTAGGTGCATCTAGCATTGGTGAAGAATGTATTCGTAAAATATGGATGAGTTGGCGTGGATATGATAATTTTGAATTTGACGGCAGAATGCTTCGTCTATTTGAAACAGGACACCTGCAAGAGACTAGAATAATAGCTGATTTGAGGCTTGCAGGCTTTACAGTGCATGATATTGATTCAAATGATAATCAATTTACTTTCACTGATGACACTGGACATTTTGTAGTAAAAATAGATGGGGTTATAAAGGGTGTACCTGGAGCTGAAAATACACCTCATGTTCTTGAGGCAAAGACTCATAATGATAATTCTTTTAAAGATTTAGAAAAGAAAGGTGTTGCCTTATCCAAGCCAATGCATTATTATCAAGTTCAAGCGGGTATGCTATTCAGTGGCATAGAACGAGGGCTTTATATTGCCCTAAATAAGAACGATGAGCGATACTACGTTAGACGTATCAAGCCAGACATCCACATTCAAAATGAAATTTTAAAACGTATTAAGGTTCTACTAGCAGCTGAACTGCGTCCCGCAGGTATTGGTGAAAATA